GTGCAGGGGTAGCGGAAACCCCGGTCTTTAGGCCGGAGAAGTTGACTCAGACCCACCACTTTCGGCTTCCAGGTCTAGGTTGCCTGCTTCGACCTCTTCGGCAGTCTTCTGGAGGAGGGTCTTGGTCCCCTCTTCATAGGTTCGTTTGATCGCCTCTTCAGCCCCTTCCTCAGACCGTTCCAGGAGAGATGAGGTATGTCCACTCACAGCTTCGGCCAGAGATACCTGCGCCGGCTGGGGCGGCGTATAGTAGCCGTCTACAGACAGTTTAGGCAGGGTCTTGAGGTAGTCCACACCATCCCTCAGAAGTTGGCGAGCTTCTTTGTGGCTGATGACCGAGTTCACGAACAGGTTCTGGGCTAGGGTTGCCAACCGTTCTGCCACCTCTAGCTCGGCTTTACGATCTTCCCTCATAGCTTCCAGTTGGTCGGGATCCTGGACGTCGAGGACGAGGACCAGTCGGTCTACATCTTCCCTATCGAACTCGATACCACGGTTCATGAACTCACGGCGAATAAACTCCCTGAGCTCGAGCTCGAGACCTCGGACCATCGAGAGACCGTACGTGTTCATGAAGCTCTTGGTGACATACCCAACGGCGTACGTGGATCCACTTTCGTACCCAAAGAACGTCATGGGGACGCCCAGCCTCGAGCAGAGCACTCGGTCACAAGCTTCGATAGATTGCCAGACCTCGGAGCCTATCGGCGTACCACCTATGAACCCCAGCTTGATCAGGCTCGAATGGATCAGGCCGTAGTCAGTCTCGAGAGGGAGGGTCTGGCCATACGTGGGGCTCGACGGGTCGTTGTCGACCGTTTCCAACGACTTCTGGAACTTGGTGATTATCGTCTCGGCGGCCTGTTCGAGCTGGTCCTGGACCTCCTCAGACGCTCCAATATAGTTCTCTGGTGAGAGGTATTGGGAGACGTCAACAGACCCGTCCAGCCTCGGTACGGCTGCATGGAACCACCGGATATAGTCAAGCCACAACAGAATCTTGGCTTTGACGAATAGAGACAGGGACTTGAGCGGCGATATCCCCCAGACGTTCATGGTCCTGCGGCCCAGGGGGTCGACGTACAGATTTCCGACCCGGTTCCTCGCAAAATGGAGCATATCCGAGGAACTGATCTTGATCGGTTCGACAAAGGTACCCGACGTTGCTGTACGGCTAGCGATCTGATCAGACTCGCCAGAAGTAACCGGAGCCTCGTTCACCAGGTAGATGTCGCGGTCAGTGATCAGGCCGCCTTCAGCTTCGCCGTTCGTAGTGGCTCGGTCGAGGATAGTTATGGCCGACGCTGGGATTTGCTCGACTTTGGTTATGGGGCTGCCTGGCTTGTCTTCTTCGGCCCGCCAGAGTCTGAGGAACGTGTTCCCCTCGATACTCAGCCCGTCCAAGATAGGTTTCAGCATCGAAGCGAACTCTATTTCAACCAACAGATCTTCGACAGCCTCCGCGAACCCCGGTGATGGCGTGAACTCTTTGACCAGGTTGCCGTCTTCGTCATAATCGTCGCGCCAACCTATGCCACGGTACGCTGCGGCCATCGACTGACTGATAAAATCGATGGCCCCGGCCACGTTCGGATCGGCTTCACAAATTTGGCGGAAAAAAGTAAACTCGTTAACTTTCCTGTTACCCGTATTGTCCACATAGTCTGGGTCGGTGTACAAGAACTCTCGCAACGTCGTCCCCACCGATTTGGCTACAGAGACGACGGTCGACGTTTCTTTGGCGCTATGGGCGCCCCATGCCTGAATTAGCTTAGTCCCTTCTCTCACGTCAACGCACCATCCATCGCTGCGAAATAACTATCTCTACGAACTTATATTAGTGGTTATCGGTCTGAGGAGCAGAGGATTCGGAACATAGGTACGCATTCCTCCCCCGACTGAAGCCGGGCCCAGTGGCGGGTCAGACCCCGCGCACAAATAGATTGCGTTTGACGAGACGGTTGGCCGTTGCTAACGGTTTGCCTCCATGGGACCTCAGATAGTTTAGCGCTTGGGTGGTCGTGTCTACCTGGTCGTCGTGCGCAGCGTTGGGGAATGTGGTCATCTCTGATATCCATTCTTTGATCCAGGGGCATTTGCGTTCGGATGGTAGGTAGACATGACCGGTTTCGAATAGGTCAGATACGGCGTGAGCCCGAGCCTCTTTGGATGAGGAGGGAGGTATGAGCTTTATGCCGTCGATGTACTCTTTGAGCGTGCTCAATAGAGCCTGGGCGTTGGCTGCGTCTTCAACTAATTTGGTACCTCGCCGGCCAAGGTCTGACTGAGCCTGGTCGGTGAACATTTGGAGCGTTTTAGTGAAATCCCAGCGGCCTTTGATCTGGTCGAGCAAAAAGTAGTCTGCGTTTACTTTGCCCCAGATCTGGCCTACAACCCAGTCTGATCGTTCGGTACCAGTGAACGCCAGATCCCAGGATGTGACTATCATGTCATAGTGGGCGGGCGGGTCATCGTAGAACTTGAACCACTCTCGCTTGAATATCGAGCCACCTTTGGTCGTAGGACGTTGCTGGTACTGGCCTGCAAAAATGTACTCACGTTCCATCATCTCCTGGATCGAGTCCCAGGGTTCACGTTCAGGCCAGAGGAGTTCCCCCTCCTTCCTTACCGCCAGGACTTCGCCGGTTAAAGGTGACGTAATTGTTTCGTCCTGTTCGGCTACTGCAGATAGACGGATCAGTGTCCACCGACCTTTGTGGATGATCCAATCGTTCAGTTCGTCAGCACCTATGCCTGTAGCGTGACCTGTGAGGTCACCCTCGTGGAGACGTTGCATGATGAACACTATGGCACCATTAACTTTGTCGTCCAGCCTCGATCTGAACTTGTCGTCGTAGGTACGGTTGACATTCTCTCTCTGGGCATCGGACCAGGCTGCTTCAGGATCGATCGGGTCATCCACCACCAGGATGTTCCCACCTTTACCTGTTGCGCTGCCACCAAGACCTACAGAGATCATATGACCCTGGCGGTTATTGATGATTTCGCCAACCTTGTTGGTAGTTAGAACGAATTTGTCACCCCATCTCGAACGATACCAATCCGACTCCAGTATTGCCGATCGTTTCCTAGAATGGGTGTCACCCAACTCCGCCGAGTACGAGGTGAACATGAACCTCATCTCCGGTTTGCTGATCCAAGTCCACACCGGCCAGTTTACCGAGACGAGGAGGCTTTTCATGTATCGGGGGGGCATGTTTATAACAAGACGTTTCCACTTGCCGGATGTGACCATTGAGAGACTGTCACATATTAGCTTGATGTGCCAGTTCTTCAGGTACGTGGTCTCTGGTTCAAGGACCGGCCACGACTGGCGGACGAAACTGGATAGGCTCTGCTCAGCAATATATGTTTTAGCAGCTTCGACCCGGGCCTGGAACTCAGTAGGTTTCAACTTAACCTCGGGTGCAGAGGTCGCGGGAATCCGGCCTGAGTTCTTTCTTGACTAGAGTACTACATTTCAGACTTGAGTTCATCAATCTCCTGCTCCAGATCTGTGACAACCCTCCTCAGATCGTCCTTAGATTTGATCTCCACCTCTACGGGTTTGCCTTCAGGACCAGAGACAACGATGCTGTTCAGATGCATCCATTTCTCCGGGTCGTTTCGCGGTAAGTGGCGGGTACGGTTGACCAGCCAAAAGATCTGGGCTGTAACGTTGCCACCTAGGGCGCTCGTGTACAGGGCGTCTGCCACCATGTCAACTTGAGTCATCCTCGCCGCCAGGACTTTCTTGTCATACGACGGATGAGCCGTTCTGTAAAGCCTGATCGTTTCGTAACTGACCCCGATCAGATCCGCTGCATAGGTCAGGGTGTTCCCCTGCCCAACAAGCTCTAGATACTGAGCCCTTTTCTCTCTTACAAACTTCTTTATATTAGCCATGTAAAAGACCCCACACTCTTTTTAGCACCCGTCCGGTTAAGTTGTTTTAGGTTTCCTTCATATTGTCCATGAATTTGGTCATAGTTTCAACCAGAGCTGATTTTATATCTGGAGCAACCTCCCTAGCACGTTTCCCTGATTTGGAATTGAGGGGGGATGGATAATCCCATCTCACCACCACCCCGGCCGGTGATGATTTCGCTCGATTCTGGCGGCGATCTCGTCCTCCAGTGCCTCGATATTGGCCCGTCCATCGAAATGTCGCTCAACCGCGCCGTCAAACGTGGCGAGTGTAAACTACCCCGCCCTGAAGGACGGGGCTTTCTGTAGCCCTGGAATCTTTTCTGCCATAGTTAAGCAGAACAACCCCGGACCTCCGGGCTGCCACGAAGTTGAAAATAGCCCAGATATGGGATGTAACTTGGCTGATATACCGAAGCTACTCGTAGATTTTGACCAGAACTCACCACAGGATGCACCTAATTAAAGATGTACTGGTTATTACATATATGCTTTTTGGTGGGGTGTCTACATCCCCGGCCTAAAGACCGGGGTTTTACGCCCCTCTCCGCACCCCATTCCTATAAGGTGGGTTCGCCGACCCACCACTCAAATACGGGGATCTGGCTGAGGATTGCTCTCATCTTAACCTCGGGGCGCAGGGGCAGCGGAGACCCCACCCTTCAGGGTGGGGTAGTTGACCTTGCCCCCTGTCTTCGTTGCCCTTATCCCTCTCCTCTCGCAGTGCCGTGACAAAGTTCTCGACGTCATCGGCCATTATGGAGATTACTGCTCTGCCACGTTTCCTTTTGCTAGTGATGGGGTGGATCATGATCACGTCACCCATCGTTACCATGTCGATCCCGATCTGTCTCATGTAGCCGTTACGACCGAGAGCATACAGATCTAGGTCCACGCCACCTTTATAGAATACCTGTCTCACCGTCTTCCTCCTTTGCGTGTGACGACTTTTTTGAGGAGTTCTTGAGGCTCAGAGACGTCCAGGACTCTTTCAGGGGGCTGGACCATCTCTAGGCCACTTGGAGGTTTGCCGTACCTTCTCCACAGGCTGTACTTGTCCTGGCGCTTGGCGTTCTCTCGCCTCCGCTCCAGCTTTTTCTTGGGACTTCTGGTCATCACGCCTCCGTAAATTTTACTCAACTCCTCGTTATCTGTTCACACCACTCAGCCCCCGATTTGAGGTTGGGGATGAGAGTGATGTAGTATGTAGTATGTACGTGGTGGTATTTATAGTTTCTTATTATCCAAATATTGGTGTAAATTTTTGTGTAAGTGAGTTTTGGATAACATGTGGTATCACTGGAGCTTCCGAGGTTATGCAAAAATGAAAAATCGACTTGTAGAACGGTTGTAATAGAAACCCGGTAGAATTGTATATTAATAGGGGGTGGATGATTGTAAGGTCGATTTTATTAGCCGAGCTTATAAAATTTTTAGTAAAATTATTTGCGTGGCTTATGAAAATGGGAGCTGGTGTCGGAGATGTTTTTAAAATAAGTTGGTGAGTTCGGGTGGTACCGAACTCACTTATCCCCCTCGGGGACATATCCTCCTCTGTAATCGTCAATCCCGGCGACAGAGATGAGGTTAGCTTGATATGTTGAAGATTGCAAGCCGGGGCGGGGTATCACTCCCTTTGCCTTCCTCGCATCTCGTTGTTACTCAGCACAATGCTGGCAATTTAGCGCCGGGATATCGGTTGTTCACAGTCGATTCCGCGCCGTCTCACGCCCCTAGTCGGGCCGGACGACCCGATTCAGTGGGGCGATCATGGGCGGCTAAAGTGTCACGCCCCTACGGAGCCATCCTTCTGACCTTGTCTGCAATCCTCTGCCAGGCCATATACTCCGGGTGGTGTTCAATCGCCTCGGATATTATGTCGACGAGTACGTCCTTCTCCAGGTCGGTGAACGTCAGTACCGTTACTGCTTCCGGTCCCGGGAGCCCGATGTCGTCAAACGGCGGATCGTATTCATCATCCTCAGGTCTCGTGATGTGGACGATATGAGGATTATCGTCTAGCTCGTCCACAGGAGCGATGAAGGGTACGATGTTCGGAGAGATGACCGAGGACTCGGTGTCATTCGATGGGGTGTCGCCTTTATCGATCTCATGGGGTTTCGGCAAACATTCACTACTATCTACTGACTCGCCGCACTTAGCATGGTCTTCTTCAATCCAGTAGTGAGCCACAGTGATTGTAGTCCTCCCAGACAAGACGTTGGGGTTAGCGCTAGAAGTGGTCACTTTGTCCGAGTGTAACTTGCCGCTCACACCATAATACTCGCCTCGTTTTAGACCTTTTCGGATATTGGACAGTTTGTTATGGATGGTCGACTCGGTGATCCCTCTGTACCGATCCTTCAGATCTGTGATCGTTACTGCCTTATCACGACTGCGTGGCAAATCTCGGATGAAATCCTGGATCCTGACAACCTTTTTCGGCTCCGGTGTCCAGTCGACTAGGTCGGATGTTCCGAGGGTTTCAGAGTCTGGCACAGGGGTTTCAGAGTCTGGTACAGGGGTTGATGACGGTTCAGGCTCCGACTCATCTGGCACCAGGTTCAGCGGTGGCACAGGCTCGTTGTCGTCGACCTCTTCAGCCCAGTACCGATTATTTCGACCCCTGACCCTGATCCTGATGTTAGTGATCGTCCCCTCCCGGATCTTGTGATGGATCGTCTCGATTGTCTCTGCTACAGCATCTTCATACCAGTTGCCTTCAGCAGCCAACTCCTCGACAGTCTTAGCGTTACGACCATTATCTGGCAACGCCTTCAACACGTCCAGGATAGCACAAGCTTTTTTCGGTATATTTGTCGTCACGATTAGACCTCGTCTATTTCAAATCGGACTGTGGACCATTATCAGGTATATGTGTGATGGCCTCCAGGTATGCGTTGGCGGCTGCGAAGGCGAGCGCCCCCTGCCCTACCCCGATTTTCTGACCCAGGCGATCTTTTACGAAGACGACGAAAGAATCCCCGCCGTCGTCCTCGATATCAATCATCCAGTCGTCGAGGTGGTTCTTTGGGTTCCGGCGGGCCTTCACCGCCCGCCAGATCGCGCCGACGGCACGATCCTCGAAGACTTCTTCGCCGTCAGGGCCATAATCATTGAGGCATGATATTCTGATTAGGTGGAGGCGACGAGCTATCTTCTGCCCTTCGTATCCGTCCAGTCTCTCGATCTCGGCGATCTTCGCCAGGACGGCGACGAGCTGATCATCGGCGGGGATCACAGATCCCCCAGATAATACTGAACTAGCGACCACGCAAGAAGTATAGCCACCCCCACCACCGCCACAGATGATAGGAGAATTATAGCATTGGTGGGGGTCATGGGGCGACCTCCTTCTTTTCGAGAACGGCGCGGGCCTTCTCCACATCGTTCCTCATCACCTCGATT